CGTAGCCGTCGCCGGAGCCGTAGCCGTCGCCGGAGCCGTAGCCGTAGCCGTCGCCGTAGCCGTCGCCGGAGCCGTAGCCGTCGCCGGAGCCGTAGCCGTAGCCGTCGCCGTAGCCGTCGCCGGAGCCGTAGCCGTAGCCGTCGCCGGAGCCGTTAACTTGGCCAATCGAATTATTGAGCCTTGGCATCTTTCGCACCCTCAATTGTTTTGATTGCCTTGTCTGTGCAAGGAATGATCTCGATAGCCTCAAGCCAGATTTTTTCTACAGCCGGAGCAATGCTGCTTTTGTCTTGGTTAACACCATAGACAGCTACCGCACTGAGTGAAATCGACTCAGCGGCATGCCAGCGCCACAAACGGCGCGCATTTAGAACAATTACCTCATTACCTGATTTTTGTTCAAGAGTCCCAAACCACACGCCTGCAGAATAGGTACGAACTAAAACTTTCTCTCCAAGAGCATAATCATTAATGCCGTTAGATTGAGTAGACGGTGAAAAAAGTGCAGCCAGTTTTTTAGCTTCGCCAATGGTCAAATCATCAAGTTTCATTATGTTTCTTTCGTGTTGGTTGATTAAATGTTGTCCCAAGATTAGGCCCATGAAAAACTAATGTCAACACTAAATTAAATTAATTGCAAAAATAATTCACTATGATACATTGGCCATGAAAGGTGAAAACTTATGACTGAAGAGCAACGAATCGCGGTTTCAAGCTATCTCACAAAGCCTCTTGTTGACTGGATCGACAAAGAAGCCGAGCGAGATCGACGCCCGCGCACAAAGCAGATCGAGTATTTCCTAGAGGAAATGCAAAGGGTCCGCGAACACAATAAAACCATTCGGCAAGATAAAGCCAAACAGGGGAAATAATTGTCATACTATAAAATGCACCGGGGGTGGATGGATAGCAACATCTTCCTCCAGGAAAAATATACCGAAAGAGAGGCATGGGAATGGATAATCTCTGGTGCTGCATGGCAACCCGAAGGATTGGTTATTCCAGTAAACCATAATCCGGTCAGAATAATGCGTGGGCAACTGTCTCATTCACTAAGATTTTTGGGAACTGCGTGGGGATGGGATAAAGCTAAAGTTTCGAGGTTTCTAAATAAACTAAAAAAGTGGGACATGGTCGAGACAGCAACCGAGACAGGACAAATACTTATAACAATCTGTAATTATTCACAATATCAGGATTTAGAGACAACAACCGAGACAGGTGGCGTTCAAAAACCGATACGGAGGCGAGACAGGGGCGAGACAAATATAAAGAACCTTAATAACTCTAAGAAAGAAGAACTAAATATATACACACCAAACGGGGTTGAAAATTCGGTTTGGGAAGACTTTACAAAGCTGAGAAAGTCAAAAAGATCCCCGCTGACGGAAACAGCCCTAAACGGAATACGCCGTGAAGCCGAGAAAGCGGGAATATCGTTAAACGCCGCCTTGAAGGAATGTTGTGAACGAGGATGGCAAGGATTCAAGGCGGACTGGTACAAACCAAACAACACAAAGGGAATGACAAAGCATGAACGGATTAACAAAGCACTCGATGACGCAGAGCGTTCAATTAACGCCACAAGAGAAAACCAAACATTTGCGTTACCTAATCCAGCAGAGTATTGATGTTTTCAATGTATATGGTAAAGAGCCTGAGCAGATGACAAATGTTTTGCAGGGTTTCTCGATGATTTTGGAACCGTATGATTACAATGATATTTCCGCAGCATTCAAGGAATGGATGGGCGAAAGTGCAAATATGCCAACCCCATCAGATATTCTGAAAATTGTTAAGCGAAAGGTTGAAAGTCGGAGAGATAATTACTCAAAATATCTGGAAAGGCCTGATAAGGTGGACAAAACACCACCAAAACACGATTGGAGTGCTTTAACAGATTCAGCAAAGAAAGAATTTCTATCAAATATGCGTCATATGCCAGAATCAGTTAAACCAACATATGCGAAAGTTATGGGATATGACTATGAAAAGGTAGAACAATGGATATTAAATAATACTAATCATGGCTAATGGAACATTCTCTTCCCCCACCCCGTTAATATCCAAACAAAGGAGTTTTCATGGATTTTTTTGCTCGTGTAAATGATTTAATGGCGAAGGGTATGGATCACCGGGATGCAATACTCCAGGCCGGTGAAGAAATGGGTCTTTGTGTGAGGGGCCGTAGATGACCAAATTAGCCCTACTGGTAGCCTGGGGTGTTTTGGCTACCCTTACACCAGCCATTGCTGAGAACGCATCCACGGGCCATGTGGGCGTAACAGTGGTGGCAGCAGAATCCCCAGAGATGGTTACGACACCAAAGGTATATTGGGAAACGACGGAAGAGTACCGCAAGCGTTGGGAAAAAATTAGAAGTGGCGGGGAACCGGGAAAGATCCCCCGCCGTGTTGAGGGACATGAAACTATTGTAAATAAGAATGATTAATATTTAATGAATTGGAGAAAAATTAAATGTGCTGCAAGGGAATGAAGCTAAAGCGGACCCTAATCAGACAAAAGATTGATGCCCTGCTCATCGGTGAATCTACATCTTATTGTTCATGGCAATATGAGGATTACCAATCTGCCACAGGGTGTGTAAGGGCCATGGCAAGAAGAAGCGGGTTTAAGATTAAAATTAAAAAGATCGCCAATGTAAGTTATTCTGACAATATAAAGATAACAAGAGTGGCTTGATTTATGTTACGGAATATATTAATCTAGGAATATGGGGAACAATCCTAAAGTACCAACAGGCTCTAGAGGCCGCCCTAAAGGATCACCTAATAAGGTGACAGCCTCAATCAAAGCCGCCTTCAAGGAAGCATTTGATGAGATGGGTGGTGCCCCTGCACTCGTTAAATGGGGTCTTGCGAATAAGACAGAATTTTATAAGCTTGTAACAAAATTAATCCCCACAGAGATTACCGGAGAGAATGGTAAAGACCTCCCTACACCCTCATATACAGTGATGATTAATGGGGTTAAGTCAGATGACTGACTGGCTTGAAATGAGTGTCACCGAGCGTGACCAGGCCATGAGAGACATTATCAAACAGGGCGAGGATGCTTTCTTGCGGAGTGGAACTATCAAAGATCATTCCTACAAATCTGAAAGCCAGCAGGCAATCTGGTGGCGTAGGGGGTTCATGAACGCCAATCTGGGAAGTAAGATAAAATAATGGATATGAATAGACTTATTAATATGATCATTGACTGTAGGGCGGATAAGACAGGCAAGGATTATAAGAATTTTCCTGTAGATAAAATATCGCAATTTGTCACGTCAAAAATGATTGATTATATTTCTCAATCAATTGAATTTTATGAAAATGTTAATTTAGCTCATATGCTCTCATGGATGAGTGGTATCGAAAAAATGCATGCAAATAGATGTTAATCTTCCGCAGAAACTTTTAGATATTTTCATTGGGCCTGCCGACTATCGTGGGGCGTATGGCGGCCGTGGCGGAGCTAAAACGATTGGTTTTGCAAAAATGGCCGTGGTTGAGATCATGGAACCCCCCAAGATTAAGCCTTGGAAATTTCTTTGTGCTAGGGAATTGCAGAAATCGTTAAAGGATAGTGTTTTTAGTGTTATTGCCAGCCAGATAGAAGAGTTGAGTGTGCAAGATGCATTTGAGGTAGGTAAAGAGTTTATCCGCTGCAAGAATGGCAATGAATTTCTATTTTATGGATTAAAGTCTAATATTGCGGAAGTTAAGGGGCTCCACGGTGTTCGGCGCACTTGGCTTGAAGAGGCGCAGAAAATCAGCCAGTCATCTCTGAATTATTTAATCCCGACAGTCATGCGTGATTTTCCTGATTGTGAAATTTGGGCAGGCTGGAATCCTGATGATGAAGATGATCCAGTCCATAAAATGTTTGTCTTTAATGCTGATGACACGTTTAAGGTCACAAAGATAAACTATTATGATAATCCATGGTTCCCGGATAGCCTTGATAAAGTAAGATTGAGGGATAAAAAAAACAACCCTGCACGTTATGATTGGATATGGGAAGGGAAGTTTAATATCAATGCAGAAGGGTCTGTCTATGCTAAATGGGTGAATGCCAGAGAAGACGCAGGCGCGTTCATAAAGGATCTTTATGATCCTAATCTACCTGTGCATACTGCTTGGGATATTGGCCGTACAGATTATACAGCGATTTGGTGGTTTCAGGTAACCGGAGGTGAGATTCGGGTAATTGATTATTATCAAAATCACAGAGAAGGCCCTCAACATTATTTCGGTCAGGTGCTTGGATATGAGCTTATTCCTGATGATGTGACTGAAAAAGGTAAAATCATTTATAAAAAAGGTGAGCCAATTGAGGAATTGAGTAGGCGCAGACGATACAGATATGGGAAACATTGGGGCCCCCATGATATTGTTCACAGACTATTTGCCGCAAACGGTAGAAGTGTTCTAGAACAAGCCGATGATGTTGGTATAAGGATGCATGTAATAGCAGCTGTAAAGCAGCAATCACAGATCGATGTCGCTCGATCTACCCTTAATCAATGTTGGTTTGATCCTGTTTTATGTGCTGATGGAATTAAATGCCTAAAGAAATATTCATTCCCATATAATGAAGATTTACAAAGATATGGCGACGATCCCAAGCATGATGGTTATTCAGATGGATGTGACGCATTCGAAATACTTGCACAATGCCAAAAAATGCCTATAATAGAAAAACCTGAAGAACCTCCAGCCTATTGGCAAGATTTACAGTCCAAAGAAATATTCTTCCCGACCAATACCGGAAGGGTGAAAAGGGAGCGGATCTGATGTCAACTGGCAATAATCCTGATTATGTTTCAAAAGCCCTCACGGCTGGGACAACAACAGTAAAATCTGGTCAGGGGCAGCTTGGTGGATTCTTTGTCTCCTCAACCACGGTCGGAACTATCAAGATATACGATAGCCTTACTGCGACTGGCACGGTTCTGATTGATACCATCACCCCAACAGTTCTTGGATTTTATCAAATTCCGACATCATATGGAACCGGGTTAACCGTTGTCATTGGCGGCACTGCCTCCATCACGGTGTTCTACGCATAATGGCAAAAAAAAAAGAGCTCACCAACGCTGAACAGCAAGAAACTGATCGTCAGCTGGGTGAAGCGGCGCGATTAAAGGCTGAAATTACGCTTTACGAGCGTGAAGCTGATCCTTGGAAGATGAGATCAAAGAAGATTATTAAGCGTTATAAGGATGAACGCAGTAATGCGAACGATACGCGCAATCGTTTCAATATTCTCTGGTCTAATATACAGACACTATCTCCTGCGCTTTTCGCTAAAAATCCTATTGTTAATGTTGAGCGTCGCTTTCAGTCAGATGATGATATTGGTCGCTTTGCTTCATTAGCGCTTGAGCGCTGCACAAGTTATTTTGTTGATGATAAATATTTTGATTGTATGAAGGAGATTATCATTGATCGCCTTCTTCCTGGTCGTGGCACGGCTTGGGTTCGGTATGTTCCTAAATTTGAAAATGACAATGATATCGGTGATGGACAGGTTGATGAAACCGAAGAGCAAGTTACTAATCTTTATAGCGAAGAAATCATATTCGACTATGTTAATTGGCAAGATTTCGGATGCCAATGGGGTAGGACCTGGGAAGAAGTAAACATTGTCTGGCGACGTGTTTACATGAGCCGTGAAGCATTAGTGAAGCGGTTCGGTGAGAAAATTGGCAAATCTATCCCGCTTGATCACTCACCCGAAAAATTGAATGACGAAAAAATTCGTGATTCTGTTAAGAAGGCTACGATTTACGAACTGTGGGATAAGCTGAATAAGAAAGCATATTGGATACACAAGGACATTCCTGCTCCATTGGATGAACTTGATGATCCGTTGAATTTGAAAGAGTTCTTCCCGTGTCCGCGCCCATTATTTTCGACGCTAGCGAATGATAGTATTATTCCTGTTCCTGATTATTCAGAATACCAAGATCAGGCTGAAGAACTTGACAGTATTACAGCGCGTGTTGAGTTGCTTACGCGTGCTGTTAAGGTCGCCGGTGTTTATGCGGCTGATGCTGAAGGTATCCAGCGCATTCTTTCGGAAGGTTTAGAAAATAGGCTTGTTCCTGTTGATCAATGGGCAGTCTTTGCTGAAAAGGGCGGACTTAAGGGTATTATTGAATATCTTCCTCTGAAAGAAATTGTTGAAGCCATTGGAGCGCTTTACAAGATCCGCGAAGAAGTCAAAAAGGATCTTTACGAAATATCAGGTCTTTCTGATATTATCAGGGGTCAGGGAGATGCGAATGAAACGGCCACTGGCGTACAAACCAAAGGGCAATTTGCAACTTTACGGTTATCTGCTCAGCAAGGCGATGTAGCCCGATTTAACCGGGATATGGTCAGGATCGCTGCGGAGATTATCAGTGAGCATTTCAGCCCAGAGACAGTAGAGAAGCTCTCCGGCATTCAATTGCTTCATGCGCAGGAAAAACAATTACTCCAGCAATACATGCAAATGCAAGCACAACAGCCTCCGCAACCAGGTATGCCCCCTATTCAATTGCCTCAACTGCCACCAGAACTACAAAAGCTCGTCAATGACCCTGAAAAGCTTGCAGAATCCATGGATAATCCAACATGGGAAGAAGTCCATGAGTTGCTATCAAATGATACAATGCGTTGTTTTCATATTGATATTGAAGTTGATTCAACCATCAAGATGGATCAGGACAAAGAACGTCAGGATCGCATTGAATTTTTGACAGCCGCTGGAGGGTTTTTACAGCAAGCCTCAACCGTTCAGGATCCGGCCTTACAACCATTACTTTGGAATATGCTTATGTTTGGCATTCGTGGCTTCCATGTTGGGCGAGAACTTGAAAGTTCCTTTAGAGTGGCGGAGAAAAAGATTGAGAAAGAATCTGAAAATCCAACACCTAAGCCTGATCCAGAGGTGCAGATTGAAATGATGAAAATTCAATCACAAGAGAAAATCTCACAGCAAACGATTGCTCATGAGCAGGCTATCGCTGATCGTCAGGCTGGTGTTGAGCAGGTTAAGGCTCAATACGATGCACAGATCGAACAATTAAAAGCGTCCCATGAGAGAGATATTGAGGATATGAAGCTGCAATCGTCGCAAATTGATCTACAAGAAAAACGTGCATTAGAATATGCTAAACTACATTCTAATGAGAAAATGACCCGAGCGACATTGATGGCTACCAAATCTGATGGCGAGACTGCGGCTGATGCCCATGGTTTGGCCCCTGATGATGGGGAAGTCAATAAGCTTGATCAACTTCAACAGGGTCAACAGCAAATTGGTCAAGCTGTAGTCGGTGTGGCTCAGCAAACTAACCAATCCCTTGCTCAACAAATGCAAATCATGGAAAAACAAATGCAATTGCTGACTGGCTTGGCACAGCAGGGCCAGCAGACCATGCAGGGTGTTGCAGCCGCCTTATCCGGCATTCAAGAAGCTGTCGCAGCAATTAAAGCGCCTAAAAAGGTCCTTCGTGATGAAAAAGGCCGTGTTTCAGGAGTAACATCTGCATGACACTAACGATTAAACATGCAAAGACGAATGCTGAATCCGATTGGACACAAGCCCAATTAGACGCGCAAATTCTTGCTGGAAATTTTTCACCCGGGACAACACTTTCACAAATCACGCTTCCATCAGATTGGAATGCAACACATACAATTACGGGAACTATAGATCAAACTCAAAACAATGTTGCCGTTGATGGTTCGACAGTGACCGGAGACGGAACCCCTGGTAATCCATTGGTTTCCCATGCCACAGCAACATCTATTGCTTTTAGCGGTATTACAAGCGGATCCAATACGACAGCGGCAATGACCGTTGGGGCTGGTGGAACACTCACTTATTCCAGCACAGGAACGATAACAGCAACTCACATCGCGGTAGCAAATGAAGCGACAGATGCAACCTGTTTTCCTCTTTTCGCAACGACTGCCACTGGCGATCAGGCGGTCAAGTCAAACGCAAATTTTACCTTTAATTCAAATACAGGTACTTTGGGCGCAACATCATTCTCTGGCGGTGACTTAACATTATCGCAAACTTCATCCCCAGCTTACGCCCGTGGTAAGCTTGTTTATGATACATCAAATGAATCATTAACATTTTTCAATAATGATACAAATATCTCTCTTCAGATCGGGCAAGAAGAGTGGATTCGCGTTACCAATAATAGCGGATCTTCTATTGCTAATGGTTCGGCTGTTTATTTAAACGGGGCATCTGCAGGTATGCCAACAATAGCATTGGCTCAATCAAACGCATCAACCACAACTATTGGCGCAGGACTGACAACAGAAACTATAGCAAATGGGGCAATCGGGTATGTCACATGCATTGGCGTTGTTCATGGATTAGATACATCTTTATTCACAGCCGGACAAATAGTTTATGTTTCTTCCACTGTTGCTGGGGGGCTAACTTCAACTGCTCCTATTGCTCCAAATTATCGGTATAGAGTCGGTATTGTGGGCGTCTCATCTGCAACGGTTGGAACAATTCACGTCACACCTTCTACCGCATCTTTGGGCAATGGGAGTGCAAACCAATTATTTGGTATGAACACGGCTGGGACGGCTCAAGAAGTAAAAACATTGGCAGCCGGAACCGGCATCACTGTTACGCCGGGTACTAATACATTAACTATCGCTTCCACCGGCGGTTCCTCGCCAGATTCAATGTGGTTTGGCGATGGCTCTGATGGGAATGTCACGATTAGTAGTGGCACAACCACAATGACCAGAGATATGTATTACAATAATCTCACAATATCTGGGACAGGATCGCTTAATTCCGGCCAATTCAGAATATTTGTGGCCGGAACGCTTGATATTTCGGCTGCTCCAGCGAATGCTATTGTTTCCACAACACCAAATAATGGGGCCAATGCTTCTGGCTCAACCGGCGGGGCTGCTGGCGCGGCAATTGCTGTAGGGAATAGAACAATAGGACCTGGGCTAGCAGGGAGTGCGGGGGCTAATGGCGTAACAACCGGCGGGGCATCATCAGCAGTTATTAACTTATTAACATTTATGGGCGGTCAACCGGGTGGAGGCGGCAATAGTGAAAAGGGTGGGAATGCTGGTGGTAATACTGGGGGCACTCAGGCGGCTAATGTCCTTGGTTCTTTAAATGATCCTAGATACGCAACCCCATTTCCGTACTCAATTATGGGTGCTAACTATGGATCGTCCAATGGAGGCGCTGGAGGCGCTTCTGGTGCGGGCGATGGAACAAACGCTGGCGGCGGCGGCGGGGGTGGTGGCTGCGGCGCAATAGGTATTTTCATTTCTGCAAATACGATTAATCGCAGTTCTTCAACTGGGACTAATGCCATTAATTCACCGGCGGGTAATGGTGGTAATGGCGCGCAATCTCCTGGCGGAACAAACCGAAGTGGTGGCATGGGCGGATGTGGTGGGGGCGGATCTTTAATTTATATTATCTATAAAACGTTAAGCGGAACGACCAAAACTGGTTTGATTACTGCAAATGGTGGCAACGGTGGTAACGGTGGTGCTGGTTTAGGAGTTGCAACCGGAGGCTATGGTGGAGCAGCGGGCAAAGCTGGGGTTATTATTTTAGTACAATTGGGTGGCACAGTGAGCGTAGCAACAGGATCGAGAACGGTCTCTCCTGTTGCTTTGGCTGGGGGTGCCAATACACTGGTTACGGGCGGAACTGGTACAACTGGTGAAACTCTTAGCGTTACTTTGTAAAAACAACAAATAAGGAGAACTAAAATGACTGCATATTTACTTGTTGAAGATTATGGTGGAAATTGGAATGATGGCCATCCTTACGCTACAGAAGATACTGGCTTGGCCGTTAACGGTGATAGGGTTGTGGGTTCACGACTTGCCGCTGTTACGGATTCTACGACAACCACCACTGGCGGTCTTACAGGATCTCTGAGCACGTCTTTGGCGACAAATCTTCCTACTACTCAAAACATTGTCACAACTTTATTGGGCGCACTGACTGCTTCTGTAAATACAACCAATGATCATGTTAATACATTGGCCACTCAGGTTAATACGACAGATGATCTGGTAAATACCATTGCGGCTAAAATCAATAGTTTGGCTGCCGATGTTGCTGCAGTTTCTGATAAGCTCAATACTGTTTTGGGCCGTATTAGAACACACGGGCTGATCTCAGCATGATAGATAGATTCGGGAGAGAAATTTTTACGACAGAAGATGGTAAATTCTACATTCTGGATAAGAATGGGGATATGTCAATTATTGTTGATAAAGCTGAATCTCTTGATGCTATGGCCCCTGAAGATTGGGTTAATCCAAATCTTGAGTAAATAACTTTATCCAAGGGATTTTAACCCCTTGGATATTCTTTTGGTGTTTTATGTCATTATCTGCCTTTCAGATCGGATCTTTTCAATCCAATGCTTTTCAAATTCAAACGGGAAGCGTTGTTCCGCCTATTCCAACTGATACGCATGATGGATGGACAATTAAACGCCACCAAGAAAAGTTAAAACATCAATCAAAACTCAATGAAGAACGGCTTTATAAAAATTCATTTCAGCGCCCAACGCTTACAATTGATCTTCCTGAAGAGACAAAAATAGCCATTGCTGCAGCTGTTAATCCCCTAGAGGTGACAAACCTTCTGGAACAGGTTAGAATGAGGAAATTACTGGATGATGACGAGGAGGCACTTACTTGGCTATTGCAATAAAATATCCGTTGGTGAGAATAACAATTAGTGAATTATTGGAAAATGGTCAATTGCAAGAAGCAATCGCACAAAGAGACCTACAGCTCCAAGAGATTGCAGAGATAAACAAATCGTTCACACCAAAATCAGTAAATAATCATATGATTATATCAGATAATCTCGATAGAGTTTACAATCCCGCAGATGGAAAACATTATGACAGCAAATCAAAATACTATGAGGCTGTTAAATCAAAAGGATGTCATATTGTAGAAAAGGGCCAAACTACGAGAAGGCTTGAGGCAGACCATAATGTGCGTAAAGAATTAACCCAGGCAACCAGAGAAGTTTTAAACAGGAGATAATACTATATGACTATTGAGAACGAAGAAGTCCAACAAGAGCCTTCACTTCGTGAAACATTAGAAGCCGCTGTTGCAGAGCATACAGAACCAGCCGAAAAGGTTGAGGTCGTTGCTGACACTGGCGAGAAAAAAGAGCGGGATGAATCGGGAAAATTCAAAACCAAGGATGTTGTGGAAGCGCCTATTATTGCCGCAAAATCTCCCCCTCAGGCATGGGGCGGCACAAAAGAAGAATTTTTTGCCCTTCCTGCTACTATTCAAGACAGAATTATACAAAGAGAAGAGGAGGTCCATAAAGGCTTCACTAAACTTGATGAAGAGAGAAATCTCGGGAAATCAATGAAAGAGGTTATTACACCCTATATGGCCGTTATCCAGGCAGAGGGTGGAACCCCTCAAGGGGCGGTGAAAGATTTATTGAATACGGCTTATGTATTGCGTACCGGTTCCCCCCAACAAAAAGCGCAGATTGTCGCCCAAATCGTTCAACAATACGGCGTCGATATGAGAAATATGGGGCAGCAACAAATACCTCAGAATCAACCTCCAGCGATTGATCCTGAAAAAATCACTCAAGACATAATGACGCGCTTGCAAAGTCAGCAACAAGATGTTAAAGTCCAAAGTGAGATTGAAGCGTTCTCTGTTGATCCAAAGAATGTCCATTTTAGTAATCAAGAAGTAAAAGCTGCAATGGCTTCACTACTTCAAACTGGACAAGCGAAAGACTTACAGGACGCATATGATAAGGCAGTCTGGCTCATTCCATCCATTAGAACTACTCTTCTTCAATCTCAACAGGTTGATACAGAGCAGAAACGAAAAGATGAAATCGCAGCTAAAAAGAAAGCCGGTTCCTCAGTCTCAGGTAGTCCAGGGATTTCAATTCCCAACTCCGGCAATCCAGACAGATCATTACGGGAGGAACTTGTTGCTAATATGGCTGCATTGCGGTCTTAATACTTCATCATCCTCCTAAATTTAACCCCATTTTAGGAGGCCATAATGGCAGTTCCAAATAACAATCTCACGGAGATTATTACGACTACTCTTCGTAACCGTACCGGCAAACTTGCCGACAACGTAACGAAAAACAATGCTCTTTTGATGCGTCTGAAGAAAAAAGGCAAAGTAAAGCCTGTTTCTGGTGGCCGCACTATTGTTCAAGAGCTTGAATACGCAGAAAACGGAACATACAAACGCTATTCTGGCTATGAAGCTCTGAATATTTCCCCTTCGGATGTATTCACCGGTGCTGAGTATAACTATGCCCAGGCAGCAGTTGCTGTTTCTATCTCTGGTCTTGAAGAACTGCAAAACTCCGGCGAGAATGCGATTATTGATCTTTTGGAAAGCCGCATTGGGAATGCGGAACGTACAATGACCAACAACGTCGCTTTGGATTGCTATTCTGATGGCACAGCAGATGGCGGCCGCCAAATCGGCGGCTTGGCACTTCTGGTATCGAAAACACCAACGACAGGTGTTGTTGGTGGTATTGATGCTTCTGCCTCAATCGGTACATTCTGGAGAAATATTGCATTCTCCGGGGCTACCGATGGCGGTGCAGCAACAGCAAGTTCTAATATTCAGTCTTATATGAACCGTGTGTATATCCAATTGGTACGCGGTGCTGATAAAACTGATTTGATTGTTGCTGATAACAACTACTGGCGTTTGTATCTGGAATCACTTCAAGCTATTCAACGTATTGGATCTGACGAAATGGCATCTGCCGGTTTCGACAGTCTGAAATATATGAATGCAGACGTGGTACTGGATGGTGGCTTTGGTGGCGGCGCTCCGACGAATACAATGTATTTCCTTAATACAGATTACATTTTCTTCCGTCCACACGCTGACCGTAACTTTGTCCCACTTGGTGATGATCGTTATGCTGTCAACCAAGATGCTATGGTTAAACTCATTGGCTTTGCAGGTAATATGACGGTTTCTAACCGTCGTCTGCAAGGCGTCCTCAGCGCTTAAGGAGAAAAAATATGACTTATACGTTTTCATCGAATAAGCTTGGTGCCATTGACGTAACGCAAGTTACAACGACTGCACCTGGCATTGCTATTCTTCCAAGCACTGGTTATGAGCCACAACTCGGGGAAATCTGCACTGGCTGGGACCCCACCCTAGGCAGCGCGGAGTTCATTTATCTAAAAATTCCTGCATCTAGCCCAGTAACCGCCGGTAATGTGGTTACATGGACTGCTGGTTATACAATGGCCCTCTTGCCCGTTCTTGCAACTTCCAAGAATACAGGTGATTGGGTTGGTGTTGCGCCGGTTACGCTTGCTACCAATACTGCGGTACAATACGGCTGGTTCCAGATTCAGGGGCAAGTCGCTGTTCTTAAAACTGCAGTAACTGTTTCACCGAATGTTGTTGTTTATGCATCTGCAACAGCTGGTCGGATTAAAGTCCTGACTTCAGCTGGTGGCCAGATCACAAATATGAAAACATTCAATGCAACAACTGTAACGTCAACTACTTCGACGGTTCTTTGTTTCCTGAATCGTCCGAGTATGCAGGGTCAGATTACCTAATATAGTCTTCTCAGCCAAAATTAAAGACAGGGGTTTACGCTCCTGTCTTTTTTTGTCATTATGAACCATGATTAAAATAGTTTGTGTCCAAGCCGATAACTACCTTGATCGCGGTATAGAATATGTCAAAATTTTAGCTGACATGATTCATAGAAATATGCCGCACGGCGTTGCTTATCAATTTATCTGTTTTACGAATAGTGAAGAGATTATTGATAATGTTGAGTTTAGACCATTACACGGCAAATTAGCAGGCTGGTGGAATAAACTGTATCTTTTCAAAGACGGTCATTTTAACCCAGATGATCGCATTGTATTTTTCGATTTAGATACTATCATTACAGGTGATCTGACAAATATTATTTCCTATGGGGGAGAGTTCGCAATCCTGAGGGATTTCTATCGACCGCATGGTCTGGGCTCTGGAATCATGGCCTGGAAAGGGAATTGGGGCCGTGATATATGGGAGGAATATGAGAGATGTGGATTCCCTGAAATCGTGGGTGGGGACCAGTCTTGGATTGAAAGATGTGTTTCAAGTCCCGATATTCTTCAAGATATTTTTCCCGGTGAGATTGTTAGCTACAAAGTAAACGCACAGCATTTTATCCCTTCCGGAGCCAAAATTGTTGCTTTCCATGGCACCCCGAAACCACATGAATGTAACGGATGGGTGAGTAAGTTTTGGAAAGTTGGGGGTGCAAATACATTAGATCAAGTTATAGGTAATACTGATGAGGAAAACCTTATTAGAAATATTGAATATTCAACAAGTCTCAGCAGAACATGGTTAAATCACCAGCCAGAGAATGAACGACATGCCGTTATCGTAGGTGGTGGCCCCTCATTAAAGAAGAACATTAATGAAATAATGATAAGAAAAGAACATGGCCAAGATGTATTTTCATTAAATAATTCATGGGAATATCTGAATAAAAACGGCATTGAGAGTGATTTTCATGTGATGTTGGATGCCCGAGAAGAGAATAAAAAGTTTATCAATCCCACAGCTAAGAAATACTATTCATCTCAATGTGACCAAGCTGTTTGGGATGAGGCCACCGATGCCATTCTCTGGAATCATTTAAATGCCGCAAAGTTACTGGAGAAAGACCCGCGGGCGGAGGTATTTGTTGCTGGTGGGTCTACCGTAGGGCTAAACGCCATTTGTATTGCCTATATTATTGGTTATAGGAATATCCATATTTACGGGTTTGACAGTTCATATGATGATGGGGAACACCATGCTTATAGCCAGGACTTAAATGACAAAGAGCGTGTAATCTCTGTGGAGGCTTATGATAAGCAATTCATAACTGCCGCATGGATGGCAGAGCAAGTTAATCAATTTTGCTCATTGGTTCCTCAATTAATAGATCTGGGGTGTGTTTTAACGGTCCATGGTGAGGGTCTTTTGCCTTATGTGGCAAGAAACCTCGGGGACGGAAAGATTGTCACAGAAGCTGATTTAAGAGCCACAGCTATTAATGAAAGAATCAAAGATATATCCAATCCTGTTGGGGTAGAAGTTGGTGTGTTTACCGGAGAACTATCAAGAAGGCTTTTAAAGAGAGATGACTTAACGCTTTACATGGTTGATAGCTGGATAGCCCATGATCCTGAAAGCGAATATGGTAAAAATGATTTCCACGGTAAATTATCTGAAATGGAACAGGAGAGATATTATCAGCATACAAAATTGGTCACATCTTTTGCTGGCTCTAGGGCGAAGGTTATTCGTAAAAGTTCATTGGAGGCATCTTCTCATTTTGCGGATCAATCCTTAGATTTTGTTTTTTTGGACGCTGATCATAGTTATGAAAGTGTTAAAAAGGATATTGAAGCTTGGCTGCCAAAGATAAAATCCGGTGGGTGGATATCTGGGCATGATTATGATAATATTGCGTGGCCGACATGGGGAGTCAAAAAAGCTGTTGACGAACTTGGAAAACCTGAACTGGGATTAAATTTCACTTGGTTCATTCAACTTGAAAAATCTAAATAAACTCTATACAATCACAGACATAAAGGAAAAATAATGAGCTTTGCACCTATCAAACTAGAACAAACCGGCTTAAATTCTTATCATGTATCACATGGAGAAGATAAAAATCTCCATGTAGAATTTAGGACAGAGCCAGTTTATCAAGGTTTTGAGTCGGAAAGACAGGGGCGTCCAATTTATAAAGAGACACCTTATATTCATATTGATTTCCCTGGTGATCGTACAAAGACAATTGACCGCCCTGTTGACATGGATGGAGCTGGAGATCGTCCTTCTGATCCTGATCGTTTCCCGCGTCAATGGGAATCCTTTAAAAATAAACAAGAACAAGTTCAAGATGGTTTTTCCATCACAGAATGGCCACCTCTGAGCCGGTCCCAAGCCCTGGAACTTAAGGGGGCTAAAATTCATACCGTGGAACAATTAGCTGCGCTTCCTGATGCAGCTCTTGTCGGATTGGGCTGGAGAGAATTGCGTGAAAAAGCTAAATTCTTTCTTGATTCCAGCAAAGAAAATACTGCATCTTCCTTGATTAAAGAAAATGAAGATCTTAGGAATGATATTAAATTCTTAAAAGAGCAAATGGCAGAGTTAAGTTCTACAGTAGAAAAAGATATGAAACGCGGCCCTGGCCGACCACCTAAACAACAAGGAGAATAAAAGTGCTTAAAAATAAACTTATGGGATCTGGCTATGCCGCCTTAGCTGCTGAACAATTGGCGGGACGTGGTGGGCAAGGGTTGATTGCAACTGGATCAAGCGCGACTGATGCACTTCTTATTGATTCAAACATGAACGCCTTTGGTACAGTAGGGTCTGGAACAGGAGCTATTATTTCTTCTGCTATGACAGCTGGGGATGCCCTTTATGTTTTTAACGGTGGCTCAAACAATCTGACGGTTTATCCGCCGACTGGTGCAACTATTGATGCTACCACCTCGGCGACACTTACGCCTGGCAAAGGTATGCTGTGTCAGTTCGCCACAGATACGAAAATTGTTACACATAAATCTACCTAATGAGGTGATCTAATGGCGCGGACATTACTCCAGCTGGTCCAGCAGGCTTGCAGTGAGATTAATATTCCGCAGCCACAATCTCTTATTTCGTCAACAGACGATCAATCAATTCAGCTCCTTGCTCTTGCTAATCGTGAGGGCAAGGATTTTTCACAACTAGCGAATAAGAATGGTGGATGGCAAGAGCTTTACAAGGAATATACTTTCCTGACTCAGGCGAATAACAACCTATTCGGAGATGTTGTAAATGGATCTGCAGTTATTACAAATATACCCGATACAGGCGGAATCATTGCTGGTACTTGGGCTGTGTCAGGTCTCGGCATTCCTTCTGCGGCAGTTATTCAATCAGTCGATAGTTCTTCACAAATCACGCTCAACATTCCATGCACAGAAACGGCATCTGCTACGCCATTGATGTTTGGCCAAATTGCATACCCAATGCCGGTTGATTTCGATTACTTCATTGCCCAGACTTTCTGGGACGGATCATATCGTTGGCAGCTTTTGGGTCCATTGGAAGCGCAAGAGAAGAATGTTATCAAATACGGTATTTCCCCGGTAGGGCCGCGCCGCCGTTTCTGGATTCGTTTGAATACAATGTTTTTAAATCCTATTCCAACGAATAATACTGATGTCATTGCATTTGATTATTTTTCATCGTCATGGTGCCAATCTGGTAGTGGATTGCCGCAAACAATTTGGACAGCCGATACAGATACATATGTATTAGATGAAGAATGTTTTATCCAAGGAATGAAATGGCGTTTCCTTCGTGCAAAAGGTTTGGATTTCAATCAGGAATATGATGATTATTCAAAAGTAACTGGACGGGTAATGGCACGCAATGGCGGACCTAGAGATTTGGCTATCAATACTCAGTCAGTCCGTTTGCGTCTGTTGAGTGATGCAAATATTCCCGATACTAACTTCGGTACATAATAATGGCTAGGCCGCAACCAATACAGACAAAACGCCAAGTCTCCAGAACGGTTTCAATTCCTGCGCCAACAGGTGGATTGAACGCTAGGGACGCTTTAGCCAAAATGCCTGTAACAGATGCAGTCATTATGAACAATTGGTTTCCCACACCAACAAGTGTTGATTTGAGAAATGGTTCGGTTGACCATGTAACTGGAATCACTGGATGGGTTGAAACAATCGCTCATTATTCTTCTCCAACAGAAAGAAAGCTATTCGCCGCAGCAGAATCTAATATATACGATGTAACAACTGAAGGCGTGGTTGGTATGCCTGTTGTCACAGGACTATCAAATGCCAGATTGCAATATACTAATATTGGTACAGCTGGCGGAAATTTTCTTGTCCTGGTTAATGGACAAGACAAGCTTCAAGGATACGATGGAACTGATTGGTGGATCGATGGTGATGGAACGCATGACATTACAGGATTCGATACAGAAAAAGCGATCAATACAAACCTTTTCAAAAATAGATTGTGGTTTACTGAAAAAACATCTATGCGGATTTGGTATCTTGGTTTGCAATCAATTGCTGGTGCAGCTACCAGTATAGATTTTTCGACTATATTTGGTCTTGGTGGCCATCTTATTGGTATGACGAATTGGACGATTGATAACGTTTCGGGTATTGATGACTATGCTGTCTTTATTACCTCCGAAGGTGAATTTGCAATTTATAAAGGCACAGACCCCTCAACAGCAGATACATGGGCCCTTGTTGGTGTTTTCAGAATTGGAAGACCTGTTGGTAATAGACCTTACATTAAGGTGGGGTCTGATGTTCTCTTAATCTGTGATGATGGACTTTTTCCTCTTTCAAAGGCTCTCTTGACTGATAGAAGTTCCTTGAATCTCGCTGTTAGCAACAAAATCACCAATTTGATAAATTCTGATGTTCAGCTTTATTCCGATAATTTTGGCTGGCAGCCTATTCTTTATCCCATTGGGAATAAGCTTATTGTGAACGTTCCACAAGTTGAGAACTCTACACAATATCAATATGTGATGAATACCATCAATGGTTCTTGGTGCAGGTTCACGGGATGGAATGCTGCATGTTTTGAATTTTTTGAAAATGATCTTTTTTTTGGCACTGATGGCAAGGTCGTTCAATGCGATATCGGGACAAGTGATAATGGAGCGGCTATTGCTCTGGCGGACGTAGAACAGTCTTTTTCATATTTTGGAGATACTGGGCGCATTAAAAAGTTCAATATGGCAAGACCTATTATTGCCTGCCCTGGGATATTAAATACAGCCATTACTCTCAATATTGATTTTGACAATTCCGTGCCAACTTCAACTCCGGCTTTCTCCGGATCGTCAGGGGGCGCGACATGGGATGTTGCTCCGTGGGACACATCATCTTGGGGTAGTGCTGTTAACATTATCAAAAACTGGCAAACGGTAAATGGTGTGGGATACGCAGCTGCCTTGCGTATGCAGGTATCGGCAATGGATTTAACAGCTCAATGGCAGTCCACTGATTTTGTTTTTGAGCCTGGCGCGGTTCTTTAATGACAGATTTAATCTATGGAGCCGATCAAGATATAAGTGATTGGGTGTCTATTGGATTATTTGGCAGACCTGGTAAATTTGATAAATTCGTTGCTGTCGGAGTAAAATTTCAAGACAAACTCATCGCCGGTATAGTTTACAATAATATGATGACGGATAATGATAACATTCCGTACTCAATTGATATGTCTATCTATAGTATTGACAAAAGATGGTGTTCAAAGCATAATCTAAAGGCGTTATTCAGTATCCCCTTCACTCAATACCAATTGAGAAGAGTGTCAACGCTTTGCTCTGCAAATGAAGGGGAAATAATCATGTTCAATGAAAGACTGGGCTTTATTCAAGAGGGAAAACATCCAGCATATTGGCCGGATGGTGGCACTGCAATTTCATTCGGGATGTTAAAATCCCAATGCAGGTGGATTTAATGGGTAAGGGCTCATCTTCAACTCCAGCAGCGCCTGATCCAGTAGCAACAGCCAATGCTCAATCACAATATAATAAAGATGCTGCTCTTTATCAGGCACAGCTGAATAATGTTAATCAGGTTACGCCATATGGTAATTTGACCTATAGCCAAACCAGTGGCGCTCCAACATATGATTATGACGCTTACAATAAGGCTTTATCAGCTTATCAAGCTGCTGCATCTGCACCACAACAAGCATCAAACATTTCTGGCCCATATCAGAATGGTGAGAATAGTAGCAATAGTTTCTATATTCCTGGGCAACCACAAACTCCGCAGGCATCATCAGCTCCGAAACTTTCAGATTATCAAACTAATTCAGGAGCTGCGCCTGGGTTTACATCGACCATTACTCTGTCACCAGAACAGCAAAAGATCCTTGATAATCAACAGTCATTACAACAGCAACAACAAGGCATTGCTGGTACAGCGCTAAACCAAGCGCAAGCTAATCAGGCAAATCCATATGATTTAGCTCATCTTACTCATCAATTGGCATCTGCCACCGATGTTTCAAATCAAGAGAATACTATTTATCAAAGCTTGCTTCAAAGACTTCAACCGCAGCTGGATCGCGATCAATCTGCACTGGAGAGTAAACTAGCAAACCAGGGTATTACCCAAGGTTCCCAAGCCTACAATAATGCCATTAATTTGCAGAATCAGGCAAAGAATGATGCCTATAACCAAGCGCTTCTTTCCGGGGTTAGTGCAGGACAGACATATAATCAAGAAGCTTTGGCAAATAATCAGCAAGATGTTTCGAATTATTCTCAACAATACAATGCACCAATTAATGAATACCAAGCTCTTCAGAATGGTGTTCAGGTTCAGAATCCATCTTTTGCTGCATCCGGCAATAATCAGGTCGCAGCCCCTAATTATCAAGGCGCTGTACAAAATGCCTATCAAGCTCAATTGAATAGTTCAAACGCTTCAAATGCATCAAGCAACTCATTAATGGGCAGCTTGTTTGGGCTTGGTGGTAGTTTCTTAGGTAACGCCGGTCTGGGCAGTATTTTGGGTAGCGGGGCTTCCTCAGGATTAAGCTCGGGTGCTCTTGCTTTGGCGGGTTTCTCAGATATCCGTATGAAAGAGAACATTGACCGCATTGGCCAAACCCCGGGTGGAATTGGTATTTATGAATATAACTATATTGGCCGCCCAGAGCGTATGACGGGCGTTATAGCACAAGAGGTCGAAAAAGTGATTCCTGAGGCCGTTGTGACTGGTGAAGATGGATATAAACGAGTTTACTACTCGAAAGTGAAATAATGGCAACAGCATCAACTATTCCATTTTATAATCCAGCCGATAAAAACCAGCAGGCAAGTGCTGTTGCCCTTATGCGGGCGCAATTACTAGCGCAAAGTCTGCAAAAGAATGCAGAAATGCCCGCGGCTAATGACATGGCTGGCCAGGTTGTTTATAGGCATTCTCCATTGGAATATTTAGCCCGTGGGGCTTCTGGGGCGTTGGCGCAAAGCACACAATCTGATGCATTGCAAAAAGCTGCAGATTTACAATCCCAACAAGCGCAAGCACTTATGTCCAGCATTGGCGGACAAACTGCTGGGAGTGGCACAACATCGTCTGGAATTGACCCATATAAAATTGCCTTGGCCAGTAATATCTATGGTCCTGAAGCTGGCAAAGCTATCGCAGACGATATGCAACGCACCAATGAAATGAAAAATGCTGGAGCTTCTGGCCAATCCACTCCATTAGATTATGCCAATGCATTAGCTGGTGGCAGTGCCAGGGCCGGTGCTGTCTATGGCAAACCTATAGAGAAAGTTGATCCAAACAATCCAACCGGACCTGTAACATTAGTAAGACCTGATATTGCCGCAGATCAGCTTGGAGCAACTCCAGCGCCTCCCGCACCCCCTGCTCCACAGGCCCCAGCAGCGCCATTTGGCGTAGGCGGCAATACTCCACAAGCAGTCGCACAGCAACTGGCTCCATCAATAGGGCAATTGCCCCCAGTTGATCAAATGATGACCTATCCTCCTGGAGGCATGAAAGCAGCCAATGCTACACCTGTTCCTAATCCAGTAGCCATGAGTCAAGCTGGCGCGCAACTGTCTGCTCAATCGCAGATTCAACAACCCTTGAGCGGACCGCAGAATGGTCCGTCTGCTCCAATTCCTCCTGTCAGTCAATCGCCAATGTCTAGCCCTGCTCCGACTCCGCAGATTCCATCAAATATTGATCCATCTGCTCAGGCTCCGATGCAGGCTTCAGCGCCAAATCAAACTGCTAGTCCAGCACAGATTGAGATTGCCAAGGCCAAGGCTATGGCACCTATTGAGGCTGGTAAAGCTGGTCAGACAACTGATGTCAATAATGCCATGAACTATAAAAATGGCCTTATCGGGCAAGTGTCTGAAGGTGAAAAAGCCATGAACATCATCAATACCCAGGAAGCGTTACTGGATAAGTTCAAAAGCGGGGCATGGACAACAGATAAAGCTAATATTGCCAGTATGGCTGCTTCAATGGGTGCGCCACAATCCGTCGTACAGGGTATTGCTGGGGGAGATCCTGCTGCAATTCAAGCGTTTGAGGGATTATCCGCACAACATGCCCTTTTGCAGCTCAAATCAATGATGGGGCAAAATGGCCGCATTGGTCAAAATGAATTCAAATCATTTCAAAGAGATTTGGCTAACCCCAATAAAATGGATGGCGCCATTCGATCTATCAATAATATGCAAAGAACGATGTATGGTGATTCTGTAAACGAACTGGGAGCGTTACAGCAATGGGAACAACAAGGAAAGCCAATTACCCAATTCCGTGAGAACTATTCTCAACAGCGGGCTAAAAGTTTATTGAATCCTCCTAATCAATCGGGTCTTCCTTCTGGGGCGACAAAAATTGGAACATCGGGAGGCAAGGCTGTTTATCAACTTCCTGATGGTTCTCATGTTATGGAGGAATAATGCCTTATGTTCCAATAGACCTCGGATCAATTAAACTGGACTCTTCTCAGGGAGGTCCGGTTCCTGTTGATATTAATACCATTAAAATGGATCCTCCGCCACCAACCGCAACAACTGGTGATTTTCAATCATCTGTTACAGGTCGCGTCTTTCACGGTGCAATGGATCCAGCTTTTGGTATAAGCCAGGCTGTACCACATGCTATAGCCTATGCAACATCTTTGGGGGGAACGTCACCCAATGCTGTGAGTCGCGCCTATGATCAGTCAGCGCAATTGCTTGATCAGGGAAACTCAGCTAGAGAAAAAGACTATCAAAATTCAAGAACATCTGCCGGGCAATCGGGTATGGATTGGGCTAGACTTGGGGGGAATATTATTTCTCCAATTAATCTAGCAGTCGGCGGTGAAGTAGCTGGGCTGATGCCTGAAGCAACCACTCTTGGGGCAAAATTAGCTCAAGGAGCTACAATGGGCAGTATCTATGGGGCAACAACACCCGTAGATACATCAGATGGTTCATATGCCACACAGAAAGCGTGGCAGGCTGGTATTGGTGGGGTGGCCGGGGCAGCCGCTCCTTTAGTCGGGTCTGCCGTTTCTAGTATTATGAAACCTAATATATCCGATGATGCTCAGTTACTGATGGATGAGGGAATTAGACTCACGCCTGGGCAACGTAACGGCGGAATGATGAAAAGTCTTGAAGATAAGTTTACTTCAATTCCTGTTGTTGGTGATATTATCAAGAACGCGCAAGGTAGAAGTATTCAAGATCTCAATACTGCCGTTGCTAATCGTGCCTTAAACCCAGTCGGAGAAAAATTACCAGAAGGTATAAATGGCAGAGACGCAGTTTCTTACGTTAAGGACACATTAGGAAACAAATATAATGATTTGCTTCCTAAATTAACGGCCGCTCCTGATTCTCAATTTGGCCAGGATATGCAAGTAATACAGAAAACAATCCAAGATCTCCCTGCACAAGAACAAAAAACATATGCAAACATTCTTGAACGTGAAATAGCCAATAGATCAAAATCAGGGTCTTTGGCCGGTCAGGATTTGAAAGATGCCCAAACCGGTCTTAGTAATGAAATTAAAGACTTTTCTCCATCGACAGATCCTTATCAGAGGAAACTGGCGCAGGCATTAAAGGATACACAAGATTCATTGCGTGGTTTAATTGGCCGATCCAATCCTCAATATGCTGATGAATTAGAGAAAATAGATGAGGGCTATGCAAACTATGCCCGTATGCGTAGTGCGTCTTCCATGGTTGGTGCTGAACAGGGTACTTTTACGCCCGGACAATTATCCAATGCTGTGAAATCTGCGGATAAAACTGTAGGGCATGGCGGATATGCAACTGGCAATGCTTATATGCAGGATTTATCTGATGCAGCAAAAGCTGTCTTACCAAATAAATATCCTGATAGCGGTACAGCGGGTAGATATCTTGCTTCAGGATTATTGGGCGGACAAGGAATGTTAGGCATACCCCTGTCGATTGGCGCAGGCATACCTACAGCGGCTATTTATAGCAATATGGGGACAAAGTTAGGAGCCGCTCTTTCACAGCGTCCTGCTGCGTTTAAACCTGTCGCCGATGCCATTTCCAAATATTCTAATCCGGCAGCTTTGGCTCGTGCGCTGGTATCGCCATAAATGCTTTAATGAAAGAAACACAACAGAATATAAAAATCCGCCTATGGCAATTGCTAATAAACTCATACCATAGCTTACATAATACAGGAGATAAACTCAATGGCATTTAACGGAAACGGCATATTTCAACGTCTTTATAACTGGACCAACGATGCCAACGCGGGGATAAAGATTAAGTCTGATCGTATGGATAACGAGGACAATGGTTTTGCCCAAGGCCTATCTACATGTATTACAAGAGATGGTCAGACAACCATCACAGCCGATCTGAAGATGGATACATTTAAGCATCTTAATGTTGGTGATGCCGCAACACGCACACAATATGCTTCTGCTGGGCAAGTTCAGGATGGACAATTCATAATCCTTTCTGATAGTACCGGGACCAATACAGTTACAACGAATGCAACCCCAGCTATTACAGCATATGTGAAAGGTCAAACATTTAGATTCAAGCTGGGAGGGACCAATACTGGTCCTGTCACATTAAGCATTAATTCTCTTCCTGATACGACTGTACAGAAAAATCAGTTTGCTCTTGGTTCTGGAGACTGGACTACTGGTGATTCTGCAGAAGTTATATATGATGGCACAGTTTTCCAGCTTCTATCTCCTGCCAGAACCCCGTTTATTCCCACCTCTTCTTTGCAACCTAACACTATTAATACAACGCAGACAACGCTTGCCAGTGCAACAACAACGGATCTCGGAACAATTTCAAGTCAGAATGTTCTGATAACAGGGACGACCACAATCACGGCATTTGGATCTTCTGCTAATGTCGCAAGCCCTATTTATTTTGTTGAATTCAATGATATTCTGACACTTACATATAATGCTACAAGTTTACTTATTCCATCATCCGCAAATATAACAACCGCTGCTGGCGATACAGCTATTGTAGAATATATTAGTTCTAGCAATTGGCGCATCAGAGAATATTCTAAATATGATGGCACTGCTGTTATAAGTCCTACATTTCCATTAGCTAGTACAGCAGAAACTCAAGCTGGGAGTATTACCACTAAAGGTGTTACTCCTGGAGGCCTTAAGGGTGCGTTAGGATTTTCTAATTTATTCGTAAGTTCTGCTTCATCTTTCACAATTGGAGCGAATATTGCTTTCTCTCATGGTTTAGGAACTTCACCTATTTTCTATACCGCTGAATTTGTTTGTAGCAGTACAAATTCTGGATATTCAGCAGGGGACAGGATTAATATCGGATGCCTTGGTGGTCAAGATACAACAGGACCAAGTAATGGCGCACAGGTTTATGCCAATTCTTCTGTTATTGGGATTCAAATTGGGGCTGCACAAATTGTTGTTTTAACAAAAGGATCAGGCGCGACTGTGGTCCTTACTCCAGCATTATGGACAGTAGTTTTAAAGGCTTGGGCTTAATTATAGAGTAAGTCTATGAATCCAATTGATGTGACAGCATTAGCAACTCAAGTTGGGCAAGTGGGGCCTTTATTTGCGTTTATGATGGTTGTCATATTAGCCTTGTTCACAGTCGCAATCTATCTATATAGGGACGGTAGGGCAGAGCGCAAAGAAACAACTGAGGCATTGGGTTCAATTAACGTAACACTTGCTTCACTGAAGGAGCTGCTAAATGCTATCGCTATACGCAAAAGTTAAAGACTATTTGCGACCATGTAAGAGGTCATTTAGAAAAGCACATGCCGATCTACAGGATAACTGTAAGCAAATAGATTTCATGATTAATAAAATAACTTCAGTGAAACATTGAATAGATTATATTCAGCATATGAGATATTATTCATCTATGATAACAGCAAAAGACATCTGCAAACGTTTTGAGGGCTGCGAACTTCACGCTTATGCGGATCCAATTGGTATATGGAGTGTTGGATACGGCCACACTGGAAAAGATGTCTATCCAGGTCTTAGAATCTCACAAGAAGAAGCCGATGATTTACTAGACAGTGATCTTGCCAAGGCCGAGCAGATTGTTGACGCAGCTGTGAATGCTCCAATCAATGAGAATCAATTTCAAGCCCTGGTATCGTTTGTATTTAACGTTGGAAAGGGTGTAGCTGGCCCTAATGGCAAAGATGGATTAGTTTATTTAAAATCTGGCGAACCATCTACATTACTTCGTGAGCTTAATGCTGGGCATATTCTGGCAGCCTCCGGTGAATTTCTCAAATGGACCCATGCTGGCGGTCGAGAATTACCTGGATTAGTAAAGCGCCGACAAGCAGAGAAGGATTTGTTTGATGCTGTCTAATCTCTGGAACTTGATCCCTCTCAACATCCGTTTAGTTATATATGCATTTTTTGCCCTCATAATCGTGTCTGGTGGAGTTTTCGTATCGTACAAGCTTCATGAATATGATAAAGTGAAAAAAGATAATATTGCCCTACAGAACCAGGTAAAGTTACAGGCAGATTATCTGGATGAATTATTAAAGACACAGGTTAAAATACAAAAGGGCAGAAAAGATGCGTCTAACAAAATCAAGCAAACGCCATCTAGTATTGTTACCCCTAAGCCTTTGCTTGATACAATTAATGGCTTGCAGTTCAACCCAAACGCTTCCGAATAGCGCCTATAATTGCTCTGATGAACCGGATAAACCACGAACAGACAATCTGGATGAAACTCGTCAATATGTAGTTGATTTGTATTATGACTTTTATGATTGCAAATTATCTTTGGCGAGGGTTAAGCCATAAAAGAACAACCAGAATATTGCAATGACAATTCTGTAGAGTTCTTCCAGAATGTTCATTTCTGTGATACTTGCGAACACGATAAATTTACCATGACAAACGCCAGTGATGGAGTATTGGTTTCGTGTGCAAGGTGTAAGTCACATTATATATTAATTGATATCAGATAAGCTCTCTATAAACTCCCCAATCAATTTAGCTTCATGTGCCTTATCTAAGGCGATCTGAGCTTCATACCAGTCAAGGTCATAGTCGTAAATTACTGTCATATTGCGCACTCCAATAATCTAAATTTATATTTATTGTTCATCATTTATTCTCCATAATTACCCTAATTTGCATTACTGTTTCCTTAGTTTCTCTCGCAATGTTTACAACGCATTCGTAGCCGTATTCAAAATCCCCTTGGCTTTCTTCATCATTGAATTCCGCCGGAAGTTTTTGTTTAGCAATTTGCTCTAGCACATTAATCATCGGTAACAACAGTTTTTCGATTGCGGCCTGTCTAGCCAATAATTCAGCAAATTCATCAAAATGAATTGACAATAATGCTGGATCATTTTTCCATCGTTCTAGAACCATTTCTTTAAATGTTTTCATTTATTTATCCTTGGTGTTGCCAGTGCGTCGAATGCATTTAATGCGTTACTTATTATCTCACAATCTGATTGCGCCCGACTTTTAAGGATTGGCATTTTACTAGCACCATCTGCGACTAGAGCAATATAACCAGCTGATATTTGCAAAGCCTCCGCCATCATCTCCATCACGCGGATGGCTTCCGGGACGAATACATGGGAGGCAGCACGCCACTCGCCAAGGCTGGTGCTTTCATCACAAAGCGTCTTCATCTGCTCGATTGAAATGGTCATTTTTTTCTCGGCTTTCTGTTTGCGATCTCTCTGGCAAACTCATTCGCTAGTTGAGCAAGCTTTTTCCGGTTAAAGCTCTGCCCGCGAAAGTTACGCATATAGAGACGGCCCTTATATACGAAATCCAATCGCGTATATTCCGAGTATTTAAATTCTGGCCCCGGCTTTTCACATGTGATGTCTACAATACCGTGGGGGGTTATTTTCAGTCCGGAATCATAGTTATCAATAAACGGATTCCATCTTGTAAAACCATGTCCGCTAACTTTTGACGTGTCATCAAAGTAATTAGATTTTTTCATTACTATTTCTCCCGTTTTGGCGCAGCGTTCGGTGAAGGTGGTGGTCCGATAGGTTTTTCAATGTGCGTCTTTATTTGTCCTCTCATATTTCCTTCTGTCAATTTAATCGGAACCACCGCATATCCGGGTGGGATAGATGGCTGTTCGAATGCGGCGCGGATTGTTTCAGGGTTATATTCGGATAAAACCCTTTCAATCGTCGGCAAACAAACCATGTCCAGTAATGACAGAACACTATGCTCTCCGCTGCGGATGGCTGTTATTTTCTCAAGCGTCAGTTTCACATTTTCAGAAAATGTCATTGTTTTAAACTCCGAAGATTATATATTACGTCATCAGGGTTGTGGACCTCACCCAATTCAATCGCGGCCGAAAGTTCTTCTTTGGTAAGAAATTGAGCAAGGTATTTTATGGTCCCAATTGCATGATCAATTACCTCCCCTTCTTTCTGATCCCCCTCCTGCGTTCCTTTGCTGCGGGTGTTCATAGCAACTATATAAAGATCGGTTGCGCTCTTAATTACGCTAGAAAAATCAGTGGGAAAATATTGCTCGAAATGTGCTCGGATATCTTTATCGCCCATCACGGCAATAGCGCCAGAACAGGTCTTTCTGATATAGGCCATTAAAAATTCTTCAGGCAACAAATCGTCGGCGCGTTCTTGGGTCATTTTTCTTCTCCACATCCAGATGAAAAACATTCGGGGCAAATATCACCAGTTGATGGCACTGAGTTATCACACCTCATTTTACCAGTGCCGCCAGCAGAACATTTGTGATTGCCTAGTAAGGCTTTCAGATTATTTATGATTTTATCTTTTGTGTACGGCATGTAGTGTTTAAACTCAGACCCAGCGGCTCGTAGAACAGTTTGCGCTATATCCTCAACATCGACCACCGGCCTCTCCGCCTGTTGCATGGCCATAGTGAGCGCCGCGCGGATTGTATTCGCATATTTTTCGATCCAAAAACCTATCTTTTCAGACGATCCGGTTTCTTGATTAATGGATTTTTCAAGATTATCCAAAGCCCCGGCGAAGTCGTGTTTTTCTGGTTCGGTCATTTTACACAAATGCTTATTTTTATCGTTATTCGTATTTTCATACCCATCAATAAAATTGTTTATTTGTTCATCTGTAGGGTCAGATAATTCCTTGAAAGCATCGTAAACAATCTGATAATTTCCATTCGCCCGTTTAACAAAACCGATAAAACGTTTCATAGCTTCATTTTTAGTTCCAATCATCACGCGCCCTCCTTATTCGACCCGGCCAGAAGTGCTTTCCTTATTGCTGGCTCATGGCATTCCAACCAATATGAGACATCAATTTGATCCCCACTCATGAAAATATCCAGCCAACCAAGTGCGGCTTTTATTTCACCATCCACCGCCGATTGCTGAACTGGCGGATTGAATGAACGGAGCGCGGCGAGGATCGTTTCATAATCTTTAAGTTCATCCTTATTTTCCTCCTGTGATAATTCATGATAATCATGCAATTCAGGAGGAAGTTTTATTTCCTCTCCGCCCTTAATAACGTCTTTCATCAATTGTATTCTGTCATCAATGCGATCAATCGTCTTCTGCACCGCTTCTGACTTTACCTTTTCTACAACTATATAATCGTTGGTATTGTAAGCCATCGTGCCTTGCAGGATAATGTTTCCAACGTTAACAGGTGTGTCCTTCATTCTATCCCGCTCATCCGCGACGCCTTTCATGTATGCAATCGTCAGGTCGCAGTTTTCGCCTAGAGGGCATTGCGCAGGACTTCGCATATGGCCATAGTCCATTCTCCCCCATGGCACAAAACCAATATTATCAGTAGCGTTAACTTTATCTAGCTTGTGGGTTCCGGTCAGCCTGTCCACCTCTTCAATCAAAGTATTAATATCTTTATTGAACTGATCGCGTTTGCCGCCTTTTGGGAAACAAATATTGTCGAACTGCTCATCTTCAGAAACTAGGATTGATCGGTATTTCAATCTTCTTATTGCATCCGGCACAATCTGAATGTTGTTCTCGCGTGAATTAGTCATTTCTGCTCCCTAAATCCCGTTATGTCGCCGTGTTTCAATACTGCATCAACGACTGATTTCATCGTTATATCAAAATTGTCTGAGGTCATCTGAAGGCAGAATTCAGTGCTTTTACTTTCATCTCTCATCAAGTCTGCGGCGTATTTGGCTATTTCAATGCTATTGGTCATTTTCTCACCGGTATTTCTCTCTCGATGGCGACACTCAAAGTATTTTTGAACATATTGGAATAGATATAATCTCCCCTAGATGTCCAACCAAGTAACAGGGCAAATAGAGCGATAAATATAGTACAAATGTGGTGTTTCATCTAAAACTCCTCCATAACAATTTGACCAGTCCGTGCCGCTTCTTCCATCATCGCCTCCAAAGCAATAACGATCAACTCACGTGCCGTTGGTTGGGTAAAAATATAACTTTTCATTTCCTATACTGAGTCCTCGCATATAAATCTTTGGTTGTCGGATTGTGGTAGGTAATATGGTCAAACTGCATGACCTGTAGAGGTGGAATTTTCTTATACAGATGGATCCATTTCTCCGCTGGTTTCTTGTCTGTGATGGTGATGATGTATCTCACTGTAATGCCCATAGAAGAATAAACATACCATAGAACGATGCAAGGACAGCAAGTGCTGAGAGATAGACTTTGAGCATATAAAGTTTGTTCATTTTTCTCTCAATTCTTTAACATCAAAAATATTTTTAATTTTTCCAAATACAAAATTTGCAGCCATTCCATAGAATACAAAATTCTCTATATTATTATCCGAATGTAATATTTTATCAGAAAAAATTAGAACCATGCAAAGAACTGGCCAGACAACTAAAAATACTAAAAAACTTTTGGTAAAATTTCTCATCACACCAACCCCTTGTTAAAATAAGCCCTATCCGCTGCAAATATACTTTCCGTTGAATCATACATAGACTGGTTATTAGCAGACAGCAGCGCCGGAAGAATTTCATTCTGTAGCTGCATGAAAAATTCCTCTTGCTCATTTACCAAACTTTCTGGCACCGAACTATCATATTGGATTTGATGAGCAAGTTTAGAAATCAATTCAATTTTATCTTTGAAACTCATAAGAACCATTTTTGATTTCTCATCGGCTAGTTCACGCTTAAGGCTTGCCGATTCTTTAATCAAGCGCTCTACTGTTAGATGTAGACCGTCGATTATTTGTTGTTTTGATTGAATTTTATAATACTCTTGATTAAGTACGTTATTCATTCCCTCTCCACTAATTAGTTCACCAGCTATATTTGCTTGGAATATAGACAAGTCTGGTATCCCATTATTATCTTGCATTTTACTCTCCTATCTTTGTTAATCCTCGGAATTCAGGGTGGCCTGTGTGGGGTGCCACCCTGAACCTTTCCGGGACGGAAACTTTGTTAACCCTTCGCTTTGGTTAAAGTTATTTCTACACAATCCATCATCGCGCTAGCAATTTTATCTGTTGCCGGATTAACAAATAGAAGAGTGTATTTCTTCAATTGTTCAAGTGTATTGATCAATTCATCATGGCTATTACAGGCGCGGTGCACAAAATTAGTCAAAGCGTGACGTTCTTCCCAAGGCATGTCATCCGATCCGATATTAGCAATAATGATTGAATGCCGACCATCCACGTAATGCTGCCCTTTTGCGTCTGGACCATCTTTAATTTTGATGATTTGAGCAAGATTAAATCCGTTAATGTCGTAAGGTGTCGGGATATGTGATATTGTCATGGTCATTCTCCTTTCGCTTTAGCGAGTAATTCTTTGGCTATTTCTTTTAAGTGAATAGTGCTGTTGCGACCGTCAAATTCAGAAACATCCTTCACAAAATCAATTAGCTCATCGTGCGCATTGCATGCTCTGATGATAAATTCTGCATTCTCTTCAGAGCTACACTCAATAGCCCCAAAAAGTATTTTATCATGTGTTCTTTTTCCTTCAGGGATATAATCAGTAACCATCCATGGAGCCTCTTGTTCTTTATCGAAGTCAACAACTGAACCATCCCATTTCCAAGGTGTCGGTGTGTGTGATGTCGTCATGATTACACCCCCTCCCTAACTTTAATCACCAACCCACTATCAACAAATTCTTTCGCTGTCATTGCCGGTAATTCCATTGCTACGTGTTTAAAGCAATCAAGCATTGTGCCTTCTGTGATTACCTGGCCGTTATCTGTGAGTTGGTATACGTTCATGATTATCACACCTTTAATAAGTTAATTTGATTGATAACAGATTCAGAAAGACCATTATTATCTTCCCCCGCCAATATCTTTAAGGAGCTAATTAGCTTAGATCTATCTTTCAACATTTCTGAAATTTCTTCATCTTTTGATACAATATTCATTTGTTTTGTCCCGGTTGGTTGTTGGTAAAAATGAGAATAACAAAAACTGGACAATTGTCCATAGACTATTTGAGCAATAAAATTTCTTTCTTTTAGTCTTTACAATTGTAGGACAATTGTCCATATTGTCAGTATGCAGAAATTAGATCTTTGGCAGCGTGTAAACATTGTTGCTCTTTATAACGGATTTAAACAGCCCACCATTTGGAAATGGCGGCAACGTGGGGAAGTGCCAAAAGCTCACAGATTTATGCTTGTCCATACTGCTATTGAGGCAGGTGTTAAATTAACCATCAAGGAATTGGGTTAGCATGAAATTAAACTTTTTCTGTTACCCTAAGAATATCCCAACTCCCGCTTTAACTTCACAGATCCATGAAATGGAATTTGACCCTAGCCGCCATAGCACGGAAGAAGAAGTTAAGGCCCATATGACTATAATGTGGAGTCCTGAAGGGGCACCGTATAGCAATGCGTTGCGCCAGAGGATTCGTGTTCTTCGAGAAATGCAGGATCGATTTGAATCATTCTTGGCTCCAGGTGCAGATCGTCCGGATTGGCACATAGATGTGGAAGCCCTCGAACGTGAGTTAATTCGGAAATCATTAATAGATATTGGTTATCGCGGGAAACAAAATACAGAATCATAATTCTATAATAGAAACCATAATCTTCCCACTCTTTATGGGGTATCCCATGTCCACAGTAATCGGTCTAAAACGGATATCATCAATACCCCAGGCAAGAGCCACAGAATCTAACCCATACTTAATCGATGCTAAGCTGTTATCCAGATCAAACCTACGCTTTGTAGGTGGATGGAACACAACATACAGATGAATATTACCCTGTGGTAACTCAAGCTTTGTAGCAAGCGCTAGAGTCAAGCAATCGGCCTTATATTTGTCCTTAGCCTTGAGCTTTGCCCGCCAGTGTTTGGCGCAGTTTGGGGATAGCAAAGATGGGGGCCAGGGGAGTGTTAGAGTCATTTATAAATACCTACCCCCTTAAGAACAGCCATTCTAAAATCTGGATCATGCTTAGATAAATCTGAAACCATTTCCTCTAACCAAACATAAGGGCTTTTATATTCTTCTATAAATTTTGTCCTATGTTTAAAACCCTTACCTTTCGGATATGCATGACTTTCACACAAATATCTACCACAAACTTTATGCGATGCGTAAAAACCGCATTGATATCCCAGATTCCCATTTTGATCTTGCCCTGTTAATCCTTCACATCTCGCAGCAAATCCATGTTTTGTTTTTCTTAAAATGTTAAGTTCTAACTGTCTAACAAGCCATTTATTGAGATCGTCATCTGTGTGGGGCTTACTCTTAGAATCTATGGTGCCATAATATTCATATCTGAATTTCTTCATGCATACATTGCAAAATGGACCATATTCATCGGGTTGGGCGAATGCCGCGCCACAGGCACGACATTCAACACCGTTAGATTCTTTATATAAATTAACCACTATGGGTTCCAAGGCTAATTGATGGCAATTTTGAATCAGTCAATTGCTGTTGTGGGTGCTTGCTAAGGATCTTATGAGCAGCCATTTCCATGTTTACTGTATCAACAATAGAACCTGCAATCTTTGCAGTTGCGTTTGCTTGTGTTGCATTAACACTGCCGTCACGCAAACCATCCAGCTCATCAAAAAGAGCATCACGAAGACCAGCGGATGTACGAGCTATAGGCTTTAATAATTTTACTTCTCTAGTCATTTTAGTTCTCCATTTATCCTTTGATTAAACACAAATAGTCAGGATTAGGTCTAAATGTGTATACCCGGATTGTCCGGTATTATTTTTCATTCCTCATCAATTCGCTCGGGGTTAGATTTTACCAATATAAGTAATTCGATATTTTCTTCCGTGTCTTGCACTTTGCTCTTCATCGCAATACCTGCGGAATGCTTCTTCATGAAGCTCACCGGATAGCATATTTATAGCGTGCCCCAACATGCCGCCTTTCCAAGAACCCTTTTCAGGGCCTACCTCAGAAGAGAAATTAAGGCTAAGAGAGCGGCTTACCATAGGTTTATAGAATAGTGATAGCCATTTGAACTTTCCAGTTCCTCTATGCCATTCTCTCTCTTCTATTGTGGTCGTGACCTCAATTCTTTGGTTGTCAAAGTCAATGAATTCAAATTTAATCGATGGGCAGGATTCTGATATTTTTTTAGACTCGTTATATTCCTTATCTGACCACTTTAAACCTAGCGGCTCTGTATAGAAATGTTTCCCATCTTCCCCGTAATAACTCATACGCACAAAACGCTGGTCTATCCATGGAATGCTATAACATTTACTTTTTGATCCTGGCCAAGACATTGTCTGTTCACCGAAATGAACATGCAGGCTCTTTTCCCCGTATGTGAATCCATATTCTCGCTCATATGTATCCCAATACCCGCCTTTGGGGTTGTCCGACCATCCATATTTTGAAGTATCAACCCAGAACCTTTTAGGTTTAAGAACCCATTGCGGTAAAAGCGTAATAAATGTTTTTGTACCCAATTGTACACGCAAACGACAGCGCGGATAATCATCGTTGTCACCAGATCCAAGCATGATAGCCCATCTGCTATAGTCAGAACCACAATAGGTAAATGGTCCAAAATATTGGTCATTATCAGACCATCTAATAGCTTTCATCACTCTCTCCTTCATTAAACTTGGTTGGGGTTAAAATGCACTTCCATGCACTGTTACGCCATTCTTCTTATAAAACTTAAACTCCAGATCTTTCCTCGTAGCCTCCGCTAGAACCAACCAAGCGGCAACCTTACAGCCCTTATGGGCGAGCAATTTCTCATAAATATTTTTCAGTGTGTTCATTTCTACTTCATGGGTTAGATCAATCATTTTTCTCTCCATATCCATAGTCGCTTGGTTTTGGCATTTTTAGTTCCAAAGTCTCTCCGAGCAGATAAACCTTGTCTATGTACTCAGTGAATTCCTTTGTATTCAATTCCGCAGTTGACTTAGGCATAATTAACTCAATTCCCCTGACAATCTTTCTTTCTATGCCTAAGAATTCAACCTTCAAACGCTCATGGATTGTTTCCTGAGTGTCTCCGATATAATCGGATAGAACTTTAACCAAAGACCAGTACAGATTATTCTGGGGATTAGAGCGTTTAGGTTTTTGAATTATAACCTCCATGCCAAGAGAGCCAGATACATCTTCTATGCAGTTCTCAATTATCTTTCTGTCTTTAAGAATATATTTCATGTCCGTATAGTCTTTCTGAACAATACAATGCGCTCTTTTGCCTTTTCTAAATTGCTAGTCATTAACCACAAAGCGTTGGCCAGTTCTTTTGGTTTGTCTGTATCCCCCCAGAACTTTTTCTCCCCAATATTATGTTGGGTAAAATGACAGGAGTGACACATAGGAATCACAAACGAATCTGGCGGTTTCATCCCAATACCTCCCGAAAGACCAGCACGAACGTGACAGGCTTCGGATGGCCAACAAGAACACACACAGCAATTCAATTTACGGATAAATTCTAAGTGTTTCTTGTCTCGAACGATGATTTGTTTGAAGTTAGTTTGCATATTAATAAGGAATATCACCTGAATCATCAGTCTCATATTCTCTCTCTTTTATGACTTTATCGCCCTTTGAATCAAGCATGGTTAATGAGCCATTAAACGGCTTAATAACGATTTCAGTCATATACTGGGTGACACCTTCTTTATTGTCCCATTTGCGAGTTTCTAATTGACCTTCAACGAATATTTTAGATCCCTTGGTAACGTAGCTATCAATTACGTTAACAATATTCTGGTTAAACACGACAATCTTGTGCCATTGGGTTTTTTCCTGGCGCTCGCCGCTTTTATCTTTCCAGGTCTCCGAGGTCGCAATCGATAGATTAGCCACACGGTCCCCGGATTGCATGCTCCGGATTTCAGGGTCTTGACCAACATTTCCCACTAGAATTACTTTATTTACTGAACCAGCCATAATTATATTCTCCTTGTTGTAAGCTTGTCTTCTTGCGAATAAATAACACCGGCAATACCAGTTACCCCAGCCTTTATAGATCGGTTGATTGCATCTTGAATTTCACTTTCCTTAAAATGACCCTTAAGTGCATTAAGATCTATAGTTGATATGCTTTCAATCCGTCCTACAGTTTCGGTCTTAAGGCTGGACGATGAAAATGTTCCACGTGAAGTCGATTTAATAGAAAATCCACCTGCCTCAATTTTTTCAGCCTTTTGTTCAGCGTTAAGTGCCATATTCATCAGCTCTTCTGCTGTATCCTGAATCCCCTCAGATTCATGTACAACAGCTTGTTGCGCCAAACTCTCTGCATCCTCCCTTGCCTTTTTCGCAATTTCAGCTTGTCTATCCTCTTCGTCCTTGCGTTTCTTCTGGTTCCATACCAATAGAATTTTTTCTGCCTTTGCAGTCAATGTGCTAGTTTCGAGTTTATAAGAATTCTTCCAAGCATCCGCAGCCTTTCCAGCATCCCAGAACGGGGCCTTTTCTTTGACAAAAATCTTATCGACTTCTTCGAAGAAATTCTTAATGCTACCCAAGTAATCTGCTGCCTTTGCAGCTTCCATATCATCATTGATTATTGCTGGAAGTTCAGTTGTCTTTAACACGGTCAATCTTTTCGGAATATCCTCATATCCAGAAAGGCGTTCTTTTAAAATTTCTGTTTCAGAGGGTGGTTTATTATGTCCCATCATTGCAATTTGATTCATTTTCATGCACCTATTGGTGAGAGTTCTATTGAGCGTTCTTTTAGCTTTTTGTTTAAATATTGCAACTGTTCAACGCTAAGGTCTTTGAGTTCTGGATTGATTTTCTGCGTAAAGTATGTTACATCTGATATCTCATTAAGTTTCTCTAGCTCATCAATCCATCCCGCTATCTTAATCTGTTGTGGAGTTTTTTCTTTTTTGAGTGGCTTATTATCGTCTGATTTAGATTTTGTTTCCTTCTTTGGTGAAACTTCATGGGTCTGATTTTCGGTATCATTATCCCCCTCTGTCGGGATGCAGAAGGTCAGTAAGGCAGCATATTTGTAGGCAGCAGACATAGCTTTATTTGTCGCCTTGTCCCCAGAGTCCATGGCCTCTCCCATAGTCACAACAGTATGTTTTGAGCCATCAATTGCTGAAATAAAATCAAACTCTACATTCAGAACAATATAAAATAAGGCCCCACCGCTTTTGCTGGTTCTTTCTGTAATCTCTCTAGACGTAACTCTAGGAAGAATGACTAGTTTATGCTCAGCCAACAGAGAGGCCAGAGCGTTATAAACATCATCGATACCTCTGAATTTATATCCAGATCCTTGTTCGTTTTTACGGTTCTTAGCAATTCCTTCCTTTGCAAGCTTTCCAGCAATTTCAGCGATAGCTAAATATACATGTGGGGCCTTATCAGTCATTTCTAATTCCTTTTCATAATTTATGTTTAAGGTTTATATGCTTGGGCGTTAGCCGGAGCCGTAGCCGTCGCCGTAGCCGTCGCCGGAGCCGTAGCCGTCGCCGGAGCCGTCGCCGTAGCCGTCGCCGGAGCCGTAGCCGTCGCCGGAGCCGTAGCCGTCGCCGGAGCCGTCGCCGTAGCCGTAGCCGGAGCCGTAGCCGTCGCCGGAGCCGTCGCCGTCGCCGGAGCCGTCGCCGTAGCCGTAGCCGTAGCCGTAGCCGTAGCCGTCGCCGTCGCCGGAGCCGTCGCCGTCGCCGGAG